ACCCACAAGATAGGCTTCGCGCTCTTCGACAAGCGGGACCTCAACGCTATCGCTCCATCGCCACTGGCCTCGTCCGCGCCGGGTCCAACAATAACGAACTGCCTGATCGGCCTCCAACCGTTGCCGCGCGTGAACCGGGCAAGGCGGGCGCCGTGAAAGACCGGGGTTGGCAAGCGATGCGATAACGGTTTCTGCATCGCCAGTTCCGATCCCGGCAATGCGGGAGCTTGCAACCGGCGAAATGAGCTGAGCGTCCAGCGCAATCAGGCGGTCGTCGATAAGGATCACTGGGGTTTGAGCAGGGTGGCCACGGGCAGCTTCGGGTTCTGTCCCGCCGCGTGCTCGCAACAGCCCGGTAAGCCGCCAGCGTCCGCTTCCCAGAGGCTCGGCATGCAGAAACTGCAAAAGCTCGCCCCCGATCAACACGCGGTTTGATCCGTTGGCGATGCCGGAAATATCGGTGTCACTGAAACCAAGATCCTGCGCAAACACATCGATCATTGCCGTCGCCGCTGGCTCAAACAGTAGGCCAGAAGCTGGGGCCAAGGGCGCGCCGAGCGTTCCCATCACGGCGCGCTGGGTTCCGGTCGAACCGAGATCAACAAGCGCGGTGCCCTGAACCGCGAAGAGCGCAGCGCCACGCCAGCCACTGTTCGTTGCCGTCGCAGCTGCAAAAATCAGAGGATTGACGAGATTGGCGCTCTCGTCGGGCGGCAATTCAGTTAACGCTAGCCGCGTCGGCGGGATCACAAGATCAACCGGGGCATTGTTTTTGCCCGGATCACTCTGACGCGGCGTGCTGCCAGCAGGTGGCAGACGTTCCAGTTCAAGCACGATGCCGCGATCCAGCCACTCCCAGCTGCGCAGCAACCAGTTGCCCGGGGCACCGGGAAGTCGCACGATGCTGCCCGGTGTAAGACGTGGGTCGAGTTCCCCTATCCGCCAGGTAACGGTTTCGTGTTGCCAGCGCGCCCGGTTGGCGCTGTCATTGGCAAGTTGCCGCGCACCGCTGGCGGTCATGGTGGCGGGTAGGTCAACCATCAATTCGCGACCGGCCTGCCGCGCCCCGGCAGCCCGCTGCACCCCTGTCTGATAATCGCGGTCCTCGTCATAATAACGAAGCGCGGCAGGCGAACGCGCGGGCAGCCCTGCCCGTTGCCTGTTTCGCGAATCATCCTGCGCGCGATCCTCCAGTGCAAGCGCGTTCGGAAGAGTCAGGGTGGACTCGCCGGCTTTGTCTCGGGTGGCGATGGAGAGGCCGTCTCTTCCCGACATGCAGACAAGCGGGATCACCTGCTCAATCGCGGCAAGCGTCGACGCCAGCGGGCCGCCCTCATCCGCAAAGCCGCGAGCATGGTCAAGCGGCGTCGCGTTCGCCACCGGGAACGCATCGGGCACGATTTGCGCGAGCGATACGCTCTCATCTCCTGCGTCCGCAAAGATCTCAAAGCTGAGCGCCGGAATGCGATTGCCGTAATCGCCCAGTTCGAGATCCTCGAACACGACATAGGCACAGTCGCGAAAAGCGGGCGCGTTGTTGCCTTTGGCTGCGCCGATTAGCGGGTCGACGGGCTCATCCCCGAACCCGCGATACACACGCAGAGCGCCGCCGACCTTGAGATCGTCCTGTGCCCCGCGCAAGAGGTTGCCATCGGCCCAAATCCGACCGACCCGGGCGATCGGCGTGCTTGACACCGCCACTGCGAATGAGGCGGAATAGGAAAAGACCGTGGTTGAGGGCTGCCCCTTTCGTCCTTTTTCCTTACGCTTGCTTTCAACAAGATCGGTCGACCAGATAACCGTGCCTGGTACCCGCATCCGCCCGAACTGGCGTGGGATCGGCTGGCCATAGCTTGAGGTGCTGATCGCCAATTCACGCAGCCGCGGGCCTTCCCGTCCGCCCGGTGTGAATATGCGCGTATCGATTTGCTGGCCGATTAACCCGCCAATCGCACCGCCGATCGGTCCGCCGATCGCTGAACCGAGCGCCGTGAGAACAAGAGTCGCCATGGGATCAACCTTCTGTCTGTGTCTCGTGCCGCCACTTGACATCGATCTGCCATGCGGGATCGCGCGGCTGAAGCACGACCCGCCGGAGGCCAGCATGAGCGTGGACGACACAAAGCGGATCGGCGGCAATCGCGAGGTGGTGCTGGTAATGTCCGAGTGCGATCAGCAGCACGTCGCCGGCACGGATCGGTCCGATCGACAGCACCAAGCCGGATTCCCGCGCTGATGGAAGCCACTGAGCGATGTCGAGATTCCGCAAGGCATAGCCGCTGGGCGGGGCAGGTCGTGCGCCGTTTGCCTGGAGCACGGCCGACACGAGGCCCACGCAATCGAGGCCTGTGGCAGGATCGCGCCCGTGAAGCCGGAATGGGCAACCAATCAGCGCCCGCGCAGCCTCGGCGAGCGTTTCACCCGTTGCCGTCATGACTGGCCGTAACGCGCAAGCAGATCATTGCCCGGAAGGAACGGCTCGCCCCGGAAATTGATGGCATTGCCGAACCGGCTGGAGCAAGTCGCGATGGTATGGTCGCAGCCCGCGCGAAGTTCAGCCCGGGTGCCGATTGCTGTGCCGGTGACCAGCGGCCGATCAAGCACAAGCCAGTCGCCTTGGGCGTCGACGATTCCGAAGGCAACGCCCGTCTGTGGCCCGGCCATGAGGCGCAGTCGCCCATCAAGGTAGGACTCCCCATCAAGGCCGGTGAACCGGGTTCGGTTGCCCTCAAGATCGATCGCGGCAAGCGTGTGAACGGCGGTGAAACGTGCCGCGGAAAGACCGCACCCGCGTCCGCAAAATTCGGCCCGACACGTTGGGCTGGTGCGCGGTACCATGTCTTGTTCGAGCAGGCTTTTGGTTGAACGCAATTCGGCGGCGAACTGGGTACTGTCATCCTCGATCCGTCCGATCTGGCCGGTGTAAAGTGTGTGGTGATCGAGGCTCGCCCAGTCGACTGCGCCGATGTCGATAGCAGCTTCATCGTATAGCCCGGCTGCGAGATCCGCCTCGCGGATGGAATCATGGTGGAGTGCACCTTGGACCTCTGCGCTGTCGTTGCTGAGCTCGGATGTCAGACGGATCGCGGCCGGGATCATGCCAGGAGCGGCCAGGTGCCGAATGCCGCCGAAGCTGAGGTCGCGGTCATGGCTGGTGAAGGCGAGCGCCGCCCCGTCGCGGCGGTAGATCCGCCAGAACGTCGCGACAGTATCCAGCTCGCGGTCGAAGAATACCCGCATCAGGTTGTCTCCCGGATCTCGATCAGCGGCACGGAGGGGGCTTCCCCAGCTGCGAAATTGACGGCTGCAACATCGAGGCGGTCTTCGGCAAAGCGCACCGGCACGTCGAAGCGGAAACCTGCGCGAACCTCGGCCCCTTCGGGCGGGGCGGCAAGGAACCGCAGCACACCCTTTTCGCCTAGCGCCCAGGCGGTGCTTGCCGTTCCGCCGATGCTGACCAACAGCGTATCGGCGCGGGGGCGGGTTATCGGGCGTACCTGCGGTTCGGTGCCGCCATAGGACTTCACCAGCTGGAAATCGGCGCGCACGCCGTCACCGACGCCGATCACCTGATCAAGCATGGTCGGTGCACTGGTCATTGCGTTCGAGCTGTTGTCGAAGGGGTCCATAATCCGGAAGCCGCGCGCCGGCCCGCGGCGAGCGCGGAAGAAGGCGATCAATTCAGACAATTCGCTTTCGGAACGGATGCCCGGCCCGACATCGAAATGGAGGCGCGCGTCTGACCACAGCGAATTGCGCCGCTCATGCCCCGACGCTGTGACAGCGATCGAGGTCGAAAACTCTGGTGCGACCGAGGCGCTGCGCCCCAAAGCAAAGGGGTAGGGCACGTCGTCGAAAGGGTTCATGGCTTGCTCCGGCGGAGGGGCGAGGCGGGTGTAGCCGTCGCGGTTGACCTGTGGCAGCGCCCAGACATACCGGCGCGCGATGCCGCGTGTGGCCGCTTCGTCCAGCCCGCCGTCGATGCGCGCCCAGAACAGCTCGGCATCGGCAGGATCGAGCACGAAGCCCGCCAGATAGTCCTGATCAGCCAGAGCGTAGCCAAGCCGGTCATTGACCAGAGCATAGGCGGCACGCCGGGCGGCATCCGCGCCGGCGGTGAGCCAGTCGTAATCTTCCAACTGGAGCCGGTCGAAAGCCGGTGCGGCCCAGCCTGCGGGCAGATTGGCGCGATACTGTTCGGGCGTCGCGGGATCGAGGACCGTCGGCGTGAAGGCGAGCAGCAGCACTTCGGCT